CTAAGTTCCAAGTTACAATATGACTTTTTACTAAATATTTTACGATCCAAGAAGAGGTTCTCTCCTTGGGTGAAGAAAGAAGAATTGAAAAATCTTGATTATGTGAAGCGTTACTATGGATATAGTGACGAAAAAGCGAAACAAGTTCTTCCACTCCTTTCTAAAGAACAACTCACATTTATACAAGAGAAACTTGAACGAGGGGGATTGAAATGAGCGTCACTATGGAAGCAGAATATAGTTGGACACCTGATAAAATGGTTGAGGTGCTCCTATCAGAACCAGATGATTTTCTCAAAGTAAGAGAAACTCTCACAAGAATCGGAGTAGCATCCAGAAAAGAAAAGAAGTTATATCAATCATGCCACATATTGCATAAGCAGGGTAAGTATTACATTGTGCACTTCAAAGAGTTGTTTGCTCTTGATGGTAAGAAGGCAAACCTTAGTGTGAATGATATACAGAGAAGAAATAGGATAGTTGCCTTACTATCTGACTGGGGATTGGTTGGTGTTCTGAAATCTGACACCATAGATGACATCGCTCCCCTTAATCAGATCAAAGTTATATCATATAAAGACAAGGGTGACTGGATACTGGAGACGAAGTATAATATTGGTAAGAAAAAAACACCAGCAGATGTCAACTAATACATTCTTACTCGTTCTTCTTGTTATAGCAGCATACAGTAATCTTTACCTCACTTATCGTAAGAACCGAATCAGACCTCGCAAGTAATTTTGTATAATTAGTAGTGTCGCCTACGGGGACATTACAATTGGACGCTCAAGGAGGTCACCATGTTTGGAACAGATGGCAGTATCACTCTGTCTGTCGGAGATACTTACGATTATCTTCAAAAGATTAGACGAAATATGATTGGTTTTGACGAATGGCAATCAAGATTCGACACACCAATACAAAACTACCCACCTTATAATACTATAAAGGTATCAAACCACGAGTATAGAGTTGAGGTAGCAGCAGCAGGATTCAAGAAAGAGAATCTCAAAGTTTATACACAAGAAGGACAACTTGTAATAGAAGGCAAGAAAGAAGACGGTGTAGAGCATGAATACATGCACCGAGGTCTAGCACAACGTGCATTTACTAGACAATGGGCACTACCAGAAGAACTTGTCGTCAAGGATGTGAGATTTGAAGATGGACTATTACTCATAGACATCGAGAAAGTTGTACCAGAAGCACAGCAGCGAAAAGATTGGCTCTAAATACATACATGTATTCAAGAGTCTTACGACATATTAAACCCAAAGATCTTAGAGAGACTATATCTCTTAGGTTCACTGACATCCTCAATCCAGTCTTCTGGATTGGGGATTCTCTCAAGCCTGAGGTTAATGAAAAACTTATGCAGTTTGCAGAGGCATTTGTTGCTTTTGTTGACATGGATGAAAGAGCTATAGTAGATGTGCTATTGCTTGGTGGTAATGCAGGGTATAATTACACACAATACTCTGATCTGGATGTGCATATAGTTGTAGATCCTAAGTTTATACCTGACTGTAACCCAGACTTACTTGACCAATACTACATGGACAAGAAAACACTGTGGGAATTGACTCATAATGTCACAATCTATGGTGTAAAGGCAGAACCTTATATTGAAAGACCAGGCATCACAAGAAAGAAGAGTCAAGGTGTTTGGAGTCTCATGAAGAAGAGTTGGTTACAAGAACCAACACCTTTTGAGGGTGATGTAGATGAAAAAGAGATAGAGAAGAAGGTAAACAACTTTATAAATCAAATAAATTCACTCATCAAATCATCTGATGCTGATGGTCTAAAGAATCTAGTCAAGAAACTAAGGGATTCAAGAGGCACATCTCTACAAAAATATGGTGAATATGGATTTGAGAACATGGTATTCAAAGAGTTACGAAATCAAGGATATATTGACAAAATACGTACAGTTGTGGTAAACTTGAAGTCTAAGAGTCTTTCTTTATGATCAAAATTATAATATTCAAAAACGACCTCGTTCTTATCGCTAGACTTGAAGAGGTTGGATCTGAGATGGGTGAACCTGATTGCAAACTTACAGATCCATTCGAGGTAAAAGGTGAGTTTCTAGAGTCATGGCCTTCATTTTCCTTGCAACGTGAGATGATGGTGCACTCAGATAGTTTCCTTACAATATTAGAACCAGACAAGCATCATCTAGATAAGTATCAAGCGTTGACTGCTAAGAATGTCACAGAAAAGTCTTAGGATATTATGGTTATATCCTAATCAACATATGAGAGTGACACCACCTGGCGGTGTTGCAATCATAACTGCATGTTTGAAGAAAGCAGGTTATCATAACATAGAATTGTTTGATGCCACATGGTATCCAGTAGATAAGGAAGAATTTTCAAGACCAGATAGAGATAAGGAAAGGGCAAGAAGACAAATGTTTCCTGAGTACAAGTGGGAGAGAGATGATGTTGACCCTGATTTCTTTACTCTTGAAAAAGAAGACATGTACAGTGCATGGAGAAAAAAAGTTATAGAGTATAAACCAGACGTTATTATATCATCAATAGTAGAGGACACATATTATATCTGGCGTAAATTTATGGATCAGATTACTGATCAAAAATTTATAAGCGTCGTTGGTGGTGTTTTTATTACATACAATCCAAAAATTTTTATTGGTAAAGTAGATTATATTTGCAGAGGTGAGGGAGATGAGGTAATACCAGAGTTAATGGACTTGATAAGTGATGGTAAAGACGGACATCATTTACTAAACATCTATCCAAACGAGATGAGACCTGCAATAAATGTCAATACTCTTCCACCTACAGATCATGAGATATTTGATAAGAGATCATTGTATAGACCGTTTCAAGGTAAGATAATCAAGGTCGCTACAGTCGAAACACAACGTGGATGCCCATTTAGATGTAAGTTTTGCAACTCACCATCAAATGCAGGTCTATACAAAGAGGAGACTGATAGTTTATTTTTTAGACATAGAAGTGTTGAGCACATAGAGATGGAGATTCAGCATCTGATAAAGACTATTGACGTTGAATTCCTATGGATAGTAACAGATACATTACTCACAACATCAAAGAAAAAATTTGATGAGTTTTGTGACATGTACTCCAAATATAAGATACCTTTTTGGGCACAAACAAGACCAGAACTTTTGAGTCCTCACCAAGCAAAGAGATTAGTGGAGATAGGGTGTGAAAAATTGAACATGGGTGTGGAACATGGAGACCCACAGTTTCGTAAGGATGTTATAGGAAGGGTATATGATAATGATAAAGCAATTGATGCTTTTAGAATTGCTAGAGAAGCAGGTCTCAACACCACATGCAATTTTATCATAGGATATCCGTATGAAACTATGGAAAGTTGTATGAAATCTGTAGATTTGGCAGCAAAACTAGGATGTGATGATACTAATGCTTTTATCTTTACACCCTACCATGGCACACCCATGAGAGATATGTGTGTAGATGCAGGTTTTATAGACAAAGATCTTATCGTTGAGATGAGAAGTGATAACCAAGGATCTTTCCTTGACATGCCACCACCCTACATGAGTAGGAAAGATATTCAGTACATGTTTGACAACTTCGTGACACTGTACCGTGAACGTGCTAAGATGCTCGTATGAGATACTATACAAACGTACAGATGGTCGGGAATGATTTTCTCGTCCGTGGATATGAGAATGGAAAAAACTTTACCACGAGGGAAAAGTTCCAACCAACCATGTTCATACCTAGTAAAAAGAAAACTAAGTACAAAACATTAGATGGTAAGTATGTTCAGAGCATACAACCTGGTACTGTACGTGAGACTAGAGATTTTATAAGGCAGCATGGTGAGGTGAAGGGGTTTGATATCTATGGAAACAACAGATACATCTACCAATATATCTCTGAAAAATATCCAGAGACTGAAATCAAATTTGACATCAATAAAATCAAGTTAGTTACGATTGATATTGAGGTGAAATCTGAGAAAGGATTTCCTACAGTAGAGGCATGTGATGAAGAGATGTTATGTATCACATTGCAAGATTATGCTACCAAAAGAATCCTCACATTCGGTGTAGGTCCTTATCATCATAACGACAAGATGGTCAAGTATGTGCAGTGTAATGATGAGTATGATTTGCTTCAGCATTTTGTAAATTTCTGGTCACATGATCCACCAGAAGTGGTGACTGGTTGGAACTGTCAGTTATATGATATACCATACCTTGCTAAGAGGATCACTAAGGTACTTGGAGACAAGGCATGTAAGAAACTATCCCCTTGGGGTTTAGTCACTCATGAGGAGATTTACATGCAGGGTAGAGCACACACTGTGTATGATATTGGTGGTGTCACAGTCTTAGATTACCTTGATTTGTACAAAAAATTCACATATAAGGCACAGGAATCATACCGTCTCGACTACATAGGAGAGGTAGAACTAGGTCAGAAGAAGTTAGATCACTCTGAATATGATACCTTCAAAGAATTTTATACGAAAGCGTGGAATAAGTTTGTAGATTACAACATTCAAGACGTTAGA